GTATTAGGAGAACCTGGAAAGTTTGGAGACTTATTTATTAGAATTAAATGCGTAAATGACGTAAAATTGACAGAAGAACAAATAAACACTCTTAAGACTATTTTTCCAAGTAAACTTTTAGAACCAGAAGGGCTCTCTGATGAGGACATTACAGAGGCACAATTTGAAATGGTAACAGAGTCTGATTTGGAATTTTTAGAAGATTCTGATGATTCTGACGAAGATTACACCGATTCAGAAGAAGACTCAGAATCAGAAGAATCTGATTAAATTTGTAAAATATAAATATTAATAATGTATTTAAAAATTTAACTTATTAATTATAAAAATGAATACTCAAGGTATTGAATTTTTTATAATTAATCCATTTGAATCTGTTGAAGAAAATACACAACAAATTTATTTATATAATATGAATAGAGCTTTTATAAAGTTAATGGAAGAAATGTTTATACCAGATCCCGAAGATCTGGTATATGATTCTGATTTTGTTCTTTGTATAAATTGCGAAGGAGAAAATGATAAGATACATTTAGAAAATTTTGAATATACTTTTTCGAAGTCAAAATTCTTTGATTTTAAGTCTCATAATATTAAGAATAATCTTTATTCTTATTATAACCCTAGAGGAATTAAAGTAAATACATTATTCAGAGATGAAGATCATTACTTCATTGAACTTACAAAATATAATCCATAAATAAGAGCTAAGATAATTATTAAATAAGTTAAAAATACGCCGTAGCGTATCTCTTGATTTCCTATATAATAACTTTGTTGCCTAATAGACCCAGATGGGTCTAAAATAAGTATTAACATTGGATTAAATATTTCCTCATAAAATAGACTTAATAATTTAAAAACTAAAAATGATACTATAATTGCTATATTACAGTTTTTTGTAAAAAAATCTTGAAATGTCAATGTCATTATTAGTAATAAGTAAATATAATTATTTATTACTAAAATACCACCAAGGGGAGTCTCTTTTTGTCCATTTTGCAAAGTAAGTTTTTTCCATGTTGTAATAATTGTGATAAGCAGTTATGTCACGTATGTGTTTACATCTTTCTGGCATTGCTTGATGCAATTTAGTTATATTTCCATTTGGTATACCAATCGGAATGAAAGAAAGACAGTTTTCTAATCGAATCTGCGAAGAATGTACTTTACCGAATCTGAATGTATACTCCTTGCACAAATTTATAAATAAACTATACAACCATAAGTAGTTACCAGATGAAGACCTTGTCCAAACTGTACATGGATTATTTTTGAATGCAACTTTGTACAACATCCGATTTTTATATCTACCACAAACGTGATGAGCCGAACATAACATTTGAGCGTATTCAAGTATCATTTTACGTACATGTGCATCACAGTGCATCATCGCACAAATTCTAGGGTTCATAGACAGAAAGAATATGTTCATAATATACAGATACATTCAGTTAGATACATTTATTTAACTAAATTATTTTTCTGTAATAAATTATAACAATGACACCTGTTGGATATAAAATCAAGAAATTAATGAAAGAAGGATATCCTCATAAACAAGCTATTGCAATAGCTCTTAAATTAAAAGAAAAAGGTAGATTAGGACCCAGAGGAGGACTACTTTTTGGTAAGAAACAATTTCTATACAACCCTAATGATCCTAAAAAATCTTTTGATGTATACATCGATAAAAATCCAAAAGACACTATACCAATTAAGTATAAAACTTATTCAGACACTTTAAAGACCATTCGTAAATTAGAACGTCTTTATAAGTCTGGAAAATATACACATAAAAGAATTAAACAAGTTGCTATGATACTTATGGTTCGTCTTAGAGTTCTTAAAAATAAGAAAATGAAAATGAAATCTTATAAATTAGCAGAAAAATATCATTCATTTTTATCAAAAAGAACTAAAACTGAGAAAAATAAAAGAAAAAAAATGATTTTTAAAATAAATTAAAATATTTACATTTATTAAATAAAAATGCTCGCTATGACCGCTTTCGTTATTGCCGTAGTTTCGGTTGTTCTTAATCTAATTGTCCCTCGCCTAGCAAAGCCACTTGTTGCTATGCTACCAGGTGCTACAACCAACGACTTTTTAGTAGCTGCAAACAATATGTTCAACTTCCACATTGATTCGCCAGTAGTATCTTCGGTTGTTGTAGCTCTACTTGTTTTCCTTTCGGTTGTACTCGCCGCATTCCTTCCAATGTAAAAAAATACAATAAGATGTAATTTAAATGAAATATCTGTATGGTGTGGGGTTCGAACCCACGAGGCTTTCGCCAACAGATCTTAAGTCTGTCCCCTTAGACCACTCGGGCAACCATACAGATATTTCATAATAATATATATAGCTTTTCTTTAAATACATTTATGAAAAAATAATTAATTTATAAATAGATTTTCCTCCTTTATTTATACAAAAAACTTTGTGTTTCCAAAATAGTTCTGACATGCTATTTCTATTAAAATTATTTGGAACTTTTAATGCTATTATTTTTGCATAATTATATAAAGAATCTATTATTTCAAATACATTTATACCATCTAGATATAAATCTACTTTCTTTTTAGTTTTGTACATAGATCCTCCCCACGGAGGGTCTATAAATATAACATCTTGTTTAAGAATGAATTTCACAATATTAAATGAACATCTAAAAATTTGTTTATTTTTAAAATTTTTTAAATTACATTTTAATATTTCAATTAAATTCTCATTTATTTCAATAGAATTTACAAACTTAAAATCTCTTAAAAAGAAATAAGAATTACCTCCTATACACGCAGTAGCATCTGTTATAATAGAATCTTTATTCACAAATTTAAGAATTATGTTATTTATCTGTTGAGCTTGATTTTCTGTTGAAAATATAGTTTTATATTCATAGGGAATAATAAAATCCATTTATTACTAAATATAAAGTCTTCTTAAGCAAATTTAATTTTTTGGAAGTATACTTTTATTGTATCCATAAGGTTTTAAACTAGTTTCTAATCTTTTAATTTTTTGTTCTAGTTTTGAAATTTGACTGATGATACTTTTTTGTTCTTCTTTAAGTTCTTCTATATTTTCTGCGCCGCGACCTTTACCATGTTTTCTAGAAGATTTAGATATTTCAAGTTTTATCTTGGTTAGTCTATTTTTAAGCGTTTTAATTTTATCGTTAGATTCTTTCAAATCGGTTTCAAATATTTTCTTTTTATCTTTGCTGTAAATAGACTCTTGTTTTGGTCTTTGAGTTTTCATAAACTCTTCTAGTAATCTTGAATATTCTTTAGATCCTTGTGTAGAACCAGTTTCGTAACGTAAAAAGTGACCAGGATTGTTAGGAGCTAAAAAGTTTGTATATACACTCCCAACTGGTAGAGCATATGGCGCAGAAGCGTAAAGATCCACTGGATAAATATTCCAGTGTTTATCTGGTTTAAGTTTATTACCCGGCCAAGATGGACTTACTTCTTCTAAAGTATCTCTTTTAACAAATATAGTAGACCCTAATACATAATCTTTTTCTATAACGATGTCACCATTTTCATTTAATAGAATAGGAGGCGCGCCTTCTTTTGGTGTGATTCCTAGTTTGTACATTTATTCTAATAAAATATAATTATTTAAAATTTTTATTATTCCTGTCTTTTGAATTATGTCACATAAAATACTGCAATTACAATTAAAAATTTTCATTGGAAAATGAAAGTCTTCTAGTTTAAAATAAGAATATATTATAACTAAATAAGTTTCTAAATTTCCAAGTGTACCTATGGCTTTCCATATAGTATAAAGTATTACATAGTCTACTTCATTCATTCTAAAGTCTTCAAATCCGTAATTATTATCATAACATTTAAAACATCTAATTAATTTTTTCTCAAATTTATTAATAAATTTAACAGTGTCTATATCTTCTTTGTCACTAATTTCTTTTATTATATCTGAAATATTAAACATGTTACATTATATATTGTATATATTCTTTGTATATGTTAATTTAAAAAATAAATAATATTATAAAATAATAAATGAAAAGGGTTAAGAGTCTTGACTCTATGGACGAGTCTTGTTTTGATATTAAAGATTATAAAATAGATTCTATAGAAGCTCTTATTCAAATGACAGAGGACTACACAACTAAGCCTTTACCTTCTAAAAAAAATAGAAGATTTTTGCCTTCTAAGATGAAATTTTTACCAGAAATTCTTGATGAATTATATGAACTTAAAAATATGATAGGTATGCATAAGCTTAAACATCAAATCGTAGACCAAATTCTTTTTTTTATACAAGGTGTCGATGAAAAAATAATGTTGCACACGGTATTAGAGGGCCCACCTGGTACAGGTAAAACTACAGTTTCTTATATTCTTGCAAAGATATATGCAAAACTTGGTATATTTAAAAAGGTTAAATTTAACGTGGTAAAAAGATCGGATCTTATTTCTGAATATCTTGGAGGTACAACTATTAAAACTATGGAAACTTTGGATCGGTGTAAAAATGGTGTAATACTTATTGACGAGGCTTACTCTCTTGGATCACAACCAGGACAAGATGACATGTACGCAAAGGAGTGTATAGATGCTATTAATCAGTATCTTACTGAAAATGTTGAAAAAATTATATGTATAATAGCCGGATATAAAAAAGAACTTAATGATTCCTTTTTTTCTATGAATCCAGGACTTCGTAGAAGATTTCCATGGACTTTTAATATAGATAATTATACCGCAGACGAACTAGCAGAGATTTATTATAAACAAATAAGAGAAAAAGAATGGGATACATCATGTCCAAAAAATGAAATTATTAAGATTATAAGTAAAAATATTTCATTTTTTTCTGGTAACGGCGGAGACGTTAATAGTATAATAGAAAAAGCAATGGTTATAAATACTAGAAAAAACTTTGGAAGAGAAACTTTGTATACAATAGATCTTTCTGATTTTTCAGAAGCTATTGATATATTCACATTTAATAAACAAGGACATATAGATAAACCTCCGTTCGGTATATATACGTAAATATAATATACTCAAAATATAAAGAATGTTATCTATTAAAAATATAGACTTGCTAAATATTCAGATAAAAAATAAAAATGTTTATTATGGTTCCGATTTACTTATTATTAAATCTCCAATTGTTAATGCTATAAATAGTTCTGAAGAAGAATTAAATTTAATTAAGATACAACTAGACTGTTCTATTAAATCTAATAATAGACTCAAAGAAATACTTTTGTATATAAAAAGAAAATACTCCGAAGTTGGTATAAACTTTAATATCGAAACATGTTTCAATGTAATTATAGATTCTGAATCTTTATTTTTTGATTCTAATCAGGATAAAACTTCAAAAAATTCATTTAACAAAGAATCTCGCGTGATCTGTTCGTTTTACATTAAGGAAGGATTTATTTATTTACATCAGTGTATGAAAGTTTAACTCGTTAGTATTTATTTTTTATTTTATATAATTATTACTAAAATGGAAATTTGTTTAAAATTATTTGATCCAATTAAAACAAAGAATGATGTTTATTTTTCGAAAATTACAAACAATGATTCTGAATTTACTTTTCAATTGGAAAAAACTAACATTAAATTAGGAAAAGAAAAGTGTAAAGCAAAGATTCTCCTAAAAGACCACGAAATAGAAATTATTAGAACTATAGCAGAAGAAGTTATTCAAAAAACATCCGAGAATAGCGAGAGATGGTTTGGAAAATCTATATCAGAAGACGATTGTCGTTCTATTTACAAAGACGCAGTTGTAGACTCAGTTTTGCATTGTTTTTTTGATGAAAATACTCTTTTCTTTTCTTCCAAGAAAGAGCTTTCTGTTGATGATCTAGATGAAGATATAACAGGTATAACTCTTTTAAATTGCATGGGTGTTGTTTATACAAAAACGAGTTTCTTTCTAAGATTTGAAATTAATCAATTTAAGCTAAAATCTGAAAAGAAGAACCAAGAATACTTGATTAAGGATTTGGAAGAACATGAACAATCTTTAGAAAACGAAGAAATCATCAAAAAAATAGATGATATTACTCTCTTCTAAAAAAAATTTAAAGACTAAATGTATATATACTTATAAAATGTTAATTTCGTTAGAAGGAAATATTGGTTCTGGTAAATCAACATTTTATAATTACATCAAGAATCACTTTTCTAGATATTACAATAGGCCAGTTGGTAAATGTATTCATTTTGTAGAAGAACCAGTTGATGATTGGGTAAAAATCAAAGACGATGATGGAAATCTAATTGAACACTTCTATAAAGATCAAGAGAAATATTCTTTTTGTTTTCAAATGACAGCGTATATATCTAGACTTTCAAAACTAAGAAAGATTCTTAAAACTGCAAAAGAAGATGATATAATTATAACTGAACGTTGTATTTTTTCTGATTATAATGTCTTCGCAAGAATGCTTTATGATACCGGAAAGATAAATAAGATCGAATTTGAATGTTATAAAAAATGGTTTGATGAATTTTTAGATGAAATCCCAAGTATACTTCTTGTTTACATCAAAACAGACTTTGATAATTGTCACGGGCGCGTTATTAAAAGATCTAGAGAAGGAGAAGAAAATATATCAAAAGAATATTTGGAAAAATGTGAGATGTATCATGAGAATTGGCTTAAAGATGAAGTAAATAAAATTATTCTAGATGGAAATTTAGACACAAGTCATCACTCGGAGTATTTAGATATTCTTAAACAAATGATAAATTTTGATACAAATTACCCAGATAAATTTAACGCAAATGATTCAGACAACGAACATTATAGAGAGTACTATTTTGACAAACCTAAGTGGCGAAAGAGACTATACAATAAAACTCTTGAAGAATGTAATAAAAGAGTTAAAAAAGCTTAAAGAAAATTACAATAACTAATTAATGTTCGATCAAATTAAGGATAGTATATATTTAGTTGAGAAAGAACTAGGTAATTATTATAAAGAAAATATTTATCAATCTGCGCTTGCAGCGGAGCTTCAAATTAAAGGTATAATTATCCAAACAGAGGTTATAGTACCCATACTTTATAAAAATATAAACGTTGGGTATGAAAGAGCTGATATAGTTGTTTACAATAAAAATAGCATTTGTACAATTATAGAGCTTAAATCTCAAAACTCAAGAATTAGTACAAAAGAAATAAATCAGCTCAGAAAATACCTAAACAATCTTAACTGCGATTCTGGAATACTTGTAAATTTCTATGATAATTTAGAAATTTATTTAGTTGATAAACTTAGCCATAAAAAGATTTGTAATGACACTTCGCATCAATAAAATTTGCTTTAAATTTTACTATTGGACTGTTTTTAACAAGTCTAACATTAAAAATCTTAGTGTTGTCAACTTTTGAAGTATCAATTTTTTTATTATTGAAAGAATTGTATAATTTGTATAATTCTTTCAAAGTTAAATTATTAACAAGATTTATCCACATAGATAATGTAGTATTTGAACCTTTAGATCCCAAAAAAGCTCTAAAATTTTTTGCTTGTTCTTTTTGATTATTGCTTCTAAATACATGTGTCATTTTAAGAACTTTTTCTAGTACTTTTCTATCCTTTGTTTTAAGATCTGTTTTTAATACATTTATTACATATACCCCCTCTAATGTGAAAACAAGATGCACCAAACATCCACGGTCTGCAAACTCTAGAGATTGTCTCATATCTTCACCAGAAGGCCATCCATATTTTGCATTTTCTCCTTCATAAGCAGTTTTAGGATGAGTATGAAAATTTACTATACCAAAGGGAGTTAAAACAGAAGATCCATTTCCTCTAGAAATTGTATAGTCTTTTATTTTTTTATTACATGTATTTTTATTACAAGAGTGATCTTCAAAAAATATTTTTCCAGCTATTTCATCAGAGTCATTATATAAACTTTTATAAATCTTTTTCATGAAATTTTCATCAAGAGTCCATTCTACTTGTTTTTTACTTGGTGTGCACATAATATTAAAATAAGTTAATATTAATTTTTAAGGTTAATTTTCGTTTAAAAAAAAAATAGCAATAATAAATGTCAGAAAGTTTAAACGTAAATGTTTTAGTTGCCGCTAAAGAAGAGTATACAAAACAACTAGTTTATTCTCTACAGCCAAGAATGTATGAAATACTTAAGGGTATTTTTTTACAGTCTCAATCTGAAAATAAAAAGAAAAGAGTATCACTTTCAAAATTTCAAATTGAACTCAAGGGTGTTCCTAACTGGACTGATTACAAACTAGAAGAAAAACTTAAGAAAACAAAAGATTCGTACCCTTATTTAATGGATCTAATAACAGCGATCTTTGTAAGTCATGTTAAAATTTTAGCATGTGTTAGACTTTCCGCAGATGACAAGTCTATTAAAATTAAGGTTCCAAATTTAAACACTTTTTTACACAAGATCATAATTAATATATGTGAACAAGTGTATTATAATCCTAGTATAATAGACGAAGGAAAGGAAAAAATTTATTCTTTAATCACAACTTCTATAAATGATACAATTGGTAATCAAATACCAATACAATTCATACTTACAGAATATCTTTCTGGTGTTTTTGAAGAAAAAGAAAAACCTTTAAAGATATCTGATCCAGAAGAAGAACCAGAAGAAGAACCAGAAGAAGAACCAGAAGAAGAACCAGAAGAAGAACCAGAAGAAGAACCAGAAGACTCTCAAGAAATACCGATAGTTCCAATTGAAAGACCAGTTGAAAAGTTAGAAAATGGAAAAGACTTTTTAGACGAAGAAGAAATAAAAAGCTTCGATGAACTAAAATCTAAAAAAGAGCCTTTAAAAGTAACAAAAAAGGAAGATCTAGAAGATGAATCCGAAGAATCTGAAGAAGAATCTGAAGAAGAATGCGAAGAAGACCCCCCAGAAAGAACAAATACCACGCTTTTTTAAATTTTTTAAATTCTAATCATTTATTAAATGTCAGCACTAAGAGACGCTATAAATTTACAAAAACGCCAATTATGTAGATTAACAGAGTTGAAAAAACTTTTACTTAATAAATTATCTGAAAAAATTAATAACTTATCTAAAAATGGACAGCTTAAATTTATATACAATACACCTCCTTATGTGTTTGGATTTGCAAGATATAATATAAATGAAATAACTAATTTTATGGTACAAACTTTATTATTAGAAGGATATTGCGCTATTAAGTTAACGGATTCGTCTATTTTTGTATCATGGGATGTAAATGATGTAAATACATTTAAAAAAGAAAAGAAAAAAAAGAAAAAACAATTTGAAAGTTTAATGCCTCTTATTAATATTAAATAATGGGAAATATTTGTTGTTGCTTTGAAGCTCCAAAAGAAGAAATAAATTACGAATGTGTTTATAACACAGATCCTATTGATAACTATTTTTCTTCAAATGATGAAATTGAAAGTATTTATAGACTATATGATTAAACAGCTTAAAAATAATTATACATTTATATTGTAAATGATACTTCTTTCATTTGATATCGGTATTAAAAACCTTGCTTATTGTATGATAGACACCATAGATGGATGTATACTAGATTGGCATATAATAGACTGTAGTGATAAAAATGAAACACTTCGAGTTATAAAAGAATTAGATACTTTACCTCATTTATTAGATTCAGAAATTATTCTTTTAGAAAAACAACCATCTTTTAACCCAAAGATGAGAAATATTAGCACGGCTATTTATGTTTATTTTGTACTTAGAATTCAACACGAACAAAATAGAAACATTAAAATTTTATTTTACCCAGCTAAGTATAAACTCAAATGTTGTGAACTAAATGTGGAACATAAATGTAAAAGTAAATATAGACAAAATAAAAATCTAGGAATTGCACACACTAGACATTTATTAAAGTCTCATAATAATTTTTTTGAAAAACACAAGAAAAAAGACGACTTAGCAGATTGTTATTTACAAGGAATATCTTACGTTAAATTCTTTTTAACAAATTCATAAGTACAAAATACACTAACATGATAAGGTAAACTTTTGACTAGATAAAAAGAAATACCTCTGTAGTAACTTATATTTCTTGAAAAAACTGAAATTTGTCCATCTCTAATTCTAGCTCTTATAGTATCTAGTGGATAAAAAACACATGCCGCTAAAGTTTTAGAAATAGCTGTACAAATGAATGTATTAAATGTATTATTCTCACAATTAGATTTAAGATACTCGTACATTGGAATTTGAATTGTGAAACTCAGATTTATTAGATATGTAGGCAAAAGACCTGTATATAAATTACTAATCGATGTATTAATTTTTTTATTAGTCTGAGCTGCCTGTCTAAGAGCCCAAAAAGGCGTTGTAAATGTACTAGATATACAACATGCTACATAAGCAGACAATGATTTATTAATTTCTTCAGCTTTTAACTTTTTATAAGCGGGAAAATATATAACCCAAAATGTAGGTATAGCTAAAATACCATATTGAATACCTCTGTACATATATTTAATATTATATTTTAGTTTATTCTCTAGTTGATAATTTACTCTTAATGTATCGAGAGGATTACATAAAATAGTAGAAATTACACCGGCTGTAAGAGCTGGTAATACTTCTTCCATACTGAATCTAAATGTGCTATTTTTTTAAGTAGTTATAGATTCTAAAATATTATTTGCTAGCGGACCTTGAAATATAGTACCATAATATCCTCCTTGAAGTCCAACTAATAGTTCTTCGATTAAATATTTTCGTCTTAAATTCAACTTACTGGGAGCCCCGTATTTTTTCATTTCATTTCTTATTTCAGTATTAATCTTTTTCTTACGCTTTGTGTTCAATTTAATTTCGCCATTATCTAACAAACTATAATATATACTTAATATGAGTTCAGTCATTCTATTTGAACATTCCTTATCACCAAGACGAGGAACCATAGCATTTGGACATCTTTTAACGAGAGTCAATCTTATATTGTCAATCAAGTCCTTATTTGGACCTAAAAAGATGTCGTTATACATATCCTGCCTAAGTTTTTTCTTGTCGCCAAATTTAGTAATTCTCTTCATTGGGTTTTTCTTTTTTCTATCACATCTAGACTTAATCTGTGCTTTGGTTAAGTTTTGTACTAACTTTGGAGTCTTAGAGTCTACTCTTTTACTTGGTCTACAATAAGCAATACTCTCTTTAGTCTTACGACCACATGCTTTTACTTTTGGCCACGCGCACGCGTCTACCCATTTTTCTTTATACCAACGAGATAGATTCGTTTTACCTTTTCCTCCGGAGTATTTACCACCTTGTGATTTGTATTCTCTTACAAGTCTTCCAGAATCGTATGCACCCCATCTACGTCCTTTAATAGAACGTTTTATCTTTTCCTTAATAGAGGCATAAAGTTTTTTATTAATGACGTTGTCTGGAATTTTAGATTTGCCAAATTGATTCGTGTTTTCATTTTCTTCTATTTCAATTAGAGCTCTTTCATACCAACGCGGTTGATCTAGATCTGGATAAACAGG